CATTTGCTAAAGGTGTAGGTTGTACGGGTACTGGAGCTCCATCTGTTGGATCATAAGGTATAGCAACTCCAGGCTGTGCCCATCTTTTTTCAAAATCTTTCATATCAACACTACCCTCAGGGACTAATATCTTTGTATTAGTACTTGTAGTAGCATGTGCAATTATCAAAGAGCGTGTTTTATTTATAAATTCTTGTAATCCTTTTACTAATCTAACATCAGACATTGGATAAGGTGTCCTTGTATGAATATTAACTATAGGCACAATAGGATATTTATCTATTGGTAATTGCCTTGAATATAACTTTTTATCTCCTATTATAACACATTGATATACTTTTTTACTTCTAATTTTAACTACTTGTATCAAACCTTCTTGAATAAGGTCTCTGTAACTTGTTTTTTCAAATTCAATAGGTTCAGGCAAGTTAATCATAACATCATCACCATAACCAGCTTGTTTCATTTGTGCTTTTTTCTGAAGAACCATTTGTTCTTGTTGTTGCATCATTTGTTGATATAGTTCAAGTGCTTGTTTCTCATCAGTTAATATTTCGCCCATTATTTTAAAAGCAGGACGTTTG